ATCGGCGTTGTCTTTGCGTGTATGTACGTGAAACATTCGTTGCCTACTTGAATAATGTTACCTTGCAAAACAACATCGTTAAACTTGATATAGTACACAAACAACACATCTTGCGGCTTGTACTTGCACGGCAAATGCGGATATACTGCAAGTTCCCACTTACCGCCTGTAATCATCTGCAAGTTTTGGTTATCGAAACAAAAATACTTGTTGCTGGCTTTGTGTTGTACTATCGTGCTGCAATACTCAACCGCCACTATTGCGCCGTGTTCGCCAAAGCGGTATATATCTATTGTTCCCTGCTCCATAAACTGCACTTGCTTCAAACCCATTTCAGTAAAGTACGGGCAAAACTTGTTTACCGTGTTCCCCAGCATAAACACTTTGACATCGTTGCGCTGGCGTATTATCGTACTCAAAAGGTTCATAAACAACATAAACTCATCGGGCAAATAATACCGCCGTGTCAAAAACTCGTCAAAGACTATCGTTGTAACATTCGGGTAACTGCTGCTTTTTTCGTGTTCCTGCTCTGAAAGGCAAAACCCGTAACAAAACGGGGTCGGGTCGGGTGTCCGCTTGTTTTTCTCTGCATCGTAGTACGACAAAAACCATTTGTTCGACATATAGAACACTTCGTTAAATTTGCCCTCTGTCAGTTCCTCAATAAGCCCGTTTGCCACGTGATTTGCAAACAGACTTTCGGCACGTTTGCCCCTCAAATCCTCACGCCAACGGCGTATATAAGCCATTTGCTTGCCCGTCTTGATATAGTTTTCCAAACCATATTTTAAGGCTGCATAAGTCTTGCCGTTTGACCTTTCGCCAAATATAACATTATAATCGGCGTTTTTGCTTAAAATCGCTTTCAAGTCGTAAAATTTCGGCTTGTCTGTCTTTGTCTTTCTTGTTGTCATAATCGTTTATTTTAGTCCTTAAATTTGATACCTCGCAAATAGTTTATGTACATAACCGAAAGTGAAAGGCTGTACCCTGTTGGCTCTAAATGTACGCCCGTGCGTTCGTTGTAATGCGCCGTGCTGCCTTTGTAGTCGGTTATCTCGCCTTGTATCTCGTAGTCTATGTACGTGTGTATGTTCTTGCCCGTTGCTTGCGGCGGTATATCCAAATAGTTGGTAAATGCATCAAAGATACCGTTTTCGCCGTACTTTTCAATAAGATACGGTATCGCCGCCTTTTTGTTCACGCCCGACACGGTTAAACTGAAATCGTAAGCCCGTCCGCCTGCTTTTAATGCGTTCGGTTCTTGCACCATATAGCGTTTTGCGCCCAAAGTCTTAAACCGTGTATATGTACCCTCGAAATCCCAAACGCCCAAAGTCTTTGTTATGCCTTTTATCGTTTGCGGCTCGCAAAGGGAAAACGGCAAACCGTGGTATTTACACGCCGCCCGTAACTTCATTTGCACCTGCATATTATACGCCTTGAAATATGCTTCGTGCGCCTTGCCGTTCATTATCTTAATGCTGTCGGTGTCGCTGTAAATATAATCGTCTTTCGCTTCATGTATGCCCGTGAAAAGGTTGCGCCGTGCGTATGCGGTTACGAAAATACCCCACGGGTAAAACAAGAAACGGTTTTTGCTGGTGTTGTACTTGTACAAAAGTTCTTGTTTTTGTTCGGCTGTCATTGAGTTAATATCCCATTCGCCGTTATATGTAAACTCATCACGCAAAGGGTTGGTAACACTCATACCGTAACAACTGTTTAACATTTCCTTGCTGTTAAGATATTCCACCTCTTTGCCCTCAACGCCTTTTAATTTCGTCTTGCTTTCGTACAAATGCAGGATAGATTTTACAAACGGAGTCGGCAAATACTCTTTCTTGTAACAATACATTTCGCCAACTCGCATAATTTCCCACGAATAAAAGTTTTTGATTATATTAAAATCCACGTCCGTAATTGTCAGCGCAATTTTTGACGCCGCCACAATACGCCCGTTATTCTCGCACGGGTTTTCTTTCACAAAACATTTGCTTGCGGAAATCGGGTTGTCTTGCGTTTCGCTGGCAAATATGTTGGTAAACTCAATATCGAACACGCAACAATACTTTGATATTAAAAACTCAAATTGTGCGGTGATTTTCGGCTGTATCGCCACGCCCCTACTCATTGGATATTTTTCCGCTATCATTACATACGGGTAACTGCTTGTAAAGTCGTAACTATCCACGTTGTACATTATTTCGTCCGTATATTCGGCGTTTGCGTGTGTAAAACCGCCTGCAAACGCACGTTGCAGCATATTAAATTCATTCATACCCGTTATTTGTAGTTCCTGCATCAAGTTTACGTAATCCCAATTCGGTACGGTCTTTCCTGCATCGCTTTTTTCACGCAAACAATGCGCACGGCAATACTTACGCACAAACCCCGTCTTTGTTATCGGTATGTGCGTTATCCCCTTGCTTTCCTCGATACGTTCTTGTATGTAGCACATCACTACTTTAATATCGTTTATGCAGTAGTGTATTTCCGCATCAGTTAGCGGCGTTTCGCTGTGTCTTATTTGCTGGTAGTCCAAATCGCCCACGGCTTTTGCACACTTGTATTTCATAAGTTGCTCGCCCAACTTTGCAAGCGAATAACCCGAAAGCAAGTAACTACAACGAAACTCAATGTTACCCGTTGTTATTGCGTATATCGGTTTGCGTAAATCAATACTGAAAACCCGTTTCCACTCAAACCACTTGCGCAAAAACTGAAACTCGTATGAAAGGTTATGCACATACACAATAAGGCGTAATTTGTCATTCAGCCCTAAAACCTCGCTTACTGTCTGCATCATCGTAACAAATTCGCCCCACGTGCGTCCTATTATCGTATATCCGTTTATTCCAAACTGCCAAACGTACATTATTGCGGCTTTCTCTAATTTCGCCTTGCGCCCGTTGCTGTCCTGCATACGTTGCACTTGCTCGTATGTGTACGCCCGTCCGTCCGTATCACGGTAAAAACTTGTAGTTTCAATATCAAAGGAGCACGGTATGTTGTAAAACCTTTCGCCTTTGCTGTTTCCGATAATGTTTTTTTCATTTACGGCGGCTTTCAGTATTTCGGTTATTTCGGTCGGGCTGTTTATTCTTTCTTGTAACTCAAAAGGTATTTTTTTCATAAGCCAAATTTGCCAAAGTTGCGCAAAATGCGCTCTATATCGTTTTGCATAT